TACTCACATAGGGTGGCTTTAAAAATGAGGTGAGTGATTTAAAAATATTTTTTTATTTATTCTTTTTATTTTTACTTTTTCTTTTATATTTTATATTTTGCATATTTATTATAAACTTTTATATATATTACATATAAATAAATATATATGATTATTATATATAGATGTCTAATTTTATAAAAAAAATTGAATTAAATTCAGAATCAATGCCTGATAAATCATATTATGATATAACCATCACTAATTTAGGTTCAACAACTTCTACACCTCCTTTATGTAATTTTCAAGAAACACGTAACTCTCCTTTTGTTTATAATCCATCTCTATATTGGTGCTCTGTTCTCCGTTTTACTATTGATACTCAAAGTCTCCCTCAATTTGTTTGTGAAATTCAAAGGGGACAACCTAATGTAAATTTAAGTGTATATGAAATAATTTTATCATATTCTTATAATGGTACTGTTTATAATGGTATATCTTATTTAAACTGGATTCCACAAGATAAAAGTGCACCTATACCTATTCCACCATCTTCAACACTTACAGGGCTTCAAGATTTGTCTTCTGCTTATTATTTTTCTTATTCTTATCAATATTTTATTAATCTTTTAAATAATTCTTTTATAGAGGCATATATTAATTTAAATAATTTAGTCACTGGGGCTGGGGGCGTTCTTCCTTCTGCTTATCAACCTACAATAACTTTTGATACTAATTCTAATGTTGCTATTATTACTGCTGATATTGCTGGATATTTATCTCAATCTGTTAATCCTATTAAGATATATTTTAACCCTTCATTATATCAATTATTCAGTTCTTTTAATGCTTTTTTTCACGGTTATAATCAACCATATAATAAAAGTTTTGAAATTGTTGTCGATTCTTTTAATGGTGTTAATAATGCACCCTTTCCTTCTGACAGTACTTTATATACAGGTTGTGAGGTATATCAAGAATATTCAACGGTTGTTAATCAATGTCCTATAACTGCTATTGTTTTTACTACTTCTATGCTTCCTATTATTTCTGAACAAATTTCAAAACCATTAATATATATTGATGGAGCTATTTTACAAAATAATGGTAATAATAGTAATATTGCAAATATTATGACTGATTTTGTTGCTAATGATGCTCAATATAAACCTTCTATCACTTACGCCCCTTCTGCTGAATATAGAAGAATACAGATGGTTGGCAACAGTCCTGTTAATAGTTTAGATATACAAGTATGGTGGCGGAGTCGTTTTGGTTCGCTTCAACCCTTTTTTCTTGCATCTGGTTCTACTTGCACTATTAAAATTTTATTTGAAAAGAAAAAATATATAATGGATAAAACATCTAATTATTAATTATATAGAGTAATATTTAAGTATTATAATAAATTCATTTTAAAAATTATATATAGTTAATATATATAAATGGATTTTAAAACAGTATTAATTAAAGATAGTGTTATTAATGATATCACATCAGAAGAAATATTCGCCGTTCAAGCGGGTCCCGCTCAATCTACTTTTCAACAGTTCCCCGCTGTTAGTTCATCTAACTCAACTCTGACATTCAACTGTCAAATTCCATCAGAGAGTATAGTTATTGATAAAAATATACAAATTGCGACTCAACTTACTTTACAATTTACTATAAATTCTGGCGGGGCGTATCCCGTTATTCCTGCTGGTTATCCTGTTTTTAATTATGGTTATTCAGATGCCCTACAGATGTTTCCCCTTAATTCTTTATTTACTACAACTTCCGCGACAATTAATAACACTACTGTATCAAGTAATTTACAAGATATACTTCCTTTAATTACTCGGTTAAATGATAATAGACATTTATATAAATATAATTCTACTACACCGACTCTTCCTGATAACTTGTTCGGGGCTTATACAGATTGTTCCCCTATTGGTAATAATCAGGGTCTTATTGTTCCGTCATCTCCTCTTGGTTCTGGTTTATCTGGTTCTTGTGATGAAGATATAAATCCCCGTGGGTCTTTTCCTTATAAAAAATTAAATGTATATCATTATCTTGGTGCAGCAGCACTTCCTGTTGATAACTCTGTTTTAAGCACTGGTGTAGCAGAATCTTGGAAGATTGTTTTAGTTGTTAATATTCAAGAGCCTCTTCTTGCATTATCACCATTTACAACAAATATGTGTGAATTTAATCAACAAGGTCTCATGGGTGTAAATAATTTATCATTTGTATTTCAGATTGATCAGAGTTGTAAAAGAGTTTTTTCAACTGGACAAACTTTTCAAAAAGCTGGGGTGGCTGTTGTTCCTGCTAATATTGGGGGCATTAATCCTTTTATACGGTCAATACAACTTGGATCTGATGTTGGTAATGTCCCGGCATATGCTGGTGGGGGGGCTACTTCATACGGACAAGTGCCCTCTGTTGGTTTTACTAATGCAACAATGTTATTAAATTTTTTAACTCTTCAACCTACAGATATAAAAGAATCAAAAAATATTGTACCTTATTTAGATTTTCCGAGATATTTGAGTAATCCTACTACAAATGGGGCGTTACTTGCTGGTGAATCTGCTTCTTATACTACTAATAATATACAGTTAAATCAAGTACCCGATCTTATTCTCATGTGTGTTAGAATACCTATGCAAAATCAGGGCATTGGTAATACATCTTCTTTTTTAACTGTAAATTCATTAAGTGTTAATTTTAATAACTCATCTGGACTTTTATCTTCTTGTGTTGCTTCGGATTTATGGCGTATTAGTCAAAAAAATGGTTCTCAACAAACATGGGAGGAGTTTTCTGGTGCTTTTAATTCTTTGGTTCCACCTTTTATTGTTAATAATTTCGCCCCTAATGCACAACTTCCTGTTCAAGCTGGTGGTGGTAATGCTGGTCAATCATTAGTAAAAGCATCAATCGGCTCTTTACTTGTATTATCACCCGCCATGAACTTTTCTTTACCCGAGTGGCTTTCGGCATCTTCATTAGGTCAATATAATTTTCAAGCTACAATAAATGTGACTAATCAATATGGCTTTTCTATTCCTAACCCTGAAATAGTTATCTGTTGTGTAAATTCTGGTATTATGGTCACTCAAAATGGAGTAAGTTCTACATTTACGGGGCTTTTAACAAAAGAGGCTGTATTAAGAGCCCGCTCAGAAAAACCACAAAGCGATATGACTTCTGTACAATATGAAAGATTAGTCGGTGGTAAATTACATCATAGGGGTGTAAGTCATTTAAAAAATATGTATAATTCTTCTAATCCTCACAAAATGAAAGGGATGGGTTCAATGATGAGTTCAGAAGATTATATTGGTGATGGTATGTCCGCGGGTGGCTTTTCTGCTGGGGCAATTCATAAAAAAAAGGGTTCTAAATTACACAAATATATTTAAATATTTAATTTAAGTATAGAATATTTATTATAAAATTATTTTCTATTATATATATATATATATAATGGTTAAATATTACATTTACTTATTAAAATGTAAAAATGAAAATATAAAAGATTGTTATATCGGTTCAACTAAAGATATTATTAAAAGAAAATATCAACATCAATATTTATCGACATTCAAAGATAATAAATTATATAATTTTATTAGAAATAATAATAATATTGAGAATTTTGATTTTATTATTTTAGAAGAATTTGAAACAGATATTGTTAAAGAAAGATATGAAAAAGAGAGGTTTTTTATAGAATTATATAAAACTACATTAAATATTAATGTCCCTAATAGACCATCTTCAGAATGGAAAATTATAATAAAAGGTTGTCCTTATTGTGGTAAAGGGTATAGACAAGACAATTTTACACATCATCAAAAGACAAAATTTCATATTAATAATAAAATTATTAAAACTATTTAATATAAAATATTATATATTACATATTATATATAAATGGATTATCAAAAATCAATTATAGATAAATTAAAACAAATTAATAAACAATATCTACATCACGTGGGAGAGGCTACTATTGTTAATGGATTACAAGGACATGGGCGCCCTCGTAAATATGTTTTAGGACATTCTGGTGTATATGAACCTTCAACACTCTCAACTGGTATTAAATTAAGAGGGCGACCCGTTTCAGGAGGTAAAGTAAATAAAGGAGCATTTAAACAAGCTAAAAACATTATGGGCGATATTGCAAGATATATAAAACCTGTTTCAAAACCTATTTTAAAAGCTTTAACAAATAGAGCAGTTCAAGAAATTGCTGGAGATGGATCAGGGGCTGTTGCTATGGCAGGGGCAGGTAAAAGACGCAAGCCCCGAATGACAAAAGGAAGTCCCGAGGCTAAAGAATGGATGGCGCATATTAGAAGTTTAAAAAATAAATAAATATCATTATTAACAAAATAATATTTTATAATATATAAATAATTATATATTGTAATTATATATAATAATGTTAGCAAAATATACTTTTGATGCATACAAAAAGAATCCTATTTTTCAAGATAAAGATAAAGAAAAAGAAGAACCTACATATAAGAAAACACAAATTAAAATACAATCAACTGGTAAAATAAAAGATGAAATAGAAACTTTAACAAATGAACTTGAAAAAATTGATACAATTATAGGACAAGTATATGAGAATGATGCAGAAATTAGAAGAATACACAATCTTCCTAATGCACAATTTCCATCCATACAAGCTAAAGAACAAACAAAAGTACCTTTTAGGACTCAATTAGAAAATAATAAAAAGTTGTTATTATTAGAATTATCAAAATTTAGAAATAATTTAATTTCTTTTATAAGAAAAATAAAAGAATATCAAATTAAATATATTAGTCCATCTGATTACAATTTTTTACAAAAGGCAATTGAAGAGGCATATCAAAATTTTGAAAATGTTTTTGGAGATGGTACTGTATATGAACAATTAGTGACTGACCGTGTTTTTAGGGTTGCAGGTGTTGATACTATAAATAAATTTGTTAATGGAATTTCTTCTTTGATGGATGATTTAATAACAGAATTAAATTTAATAACACAATATCAAAAAGGATCAACATCTGAAAATAAAACAAATATTATACAAGAGGCACGTGGATATGGTATTGTAAGAGCAAATAGAAAACAAATGGATCCTTTATTATTATCACACGGATTACCGACAAATTATATTAATAGTCCCCGTAAATATCAACTTTAATATAAATATATTATAAAATTATTTATATATTATTCTATATTATATATGGATTACTTAAAAAATAAAAAATTAGTTCAATTTAATGATAATGTAAAAAAAGTTTTTAATTTATTAACTATTCAAGGACATTATTTTCTAATAGGGTCAAGCAATTTAAGAGCTATATTATATGCATCTGACTATGACTTGATGGAGTTTGTAAAAGGACAAAAAATATCGGTTGATAAAATAGCTAATATGTTTAAAAAGAAATTTGTTGAAGCTAAAAAAGATAAAGATATATATATAACTGATTTTAAATGTGGTTTAGATTCAAACGGCGAGCCCCTTAGATGGAAAAAAGAAGATATGTCAAAAGGATTTAAAATATTACACAATGGACAAAAGATATTATTAAAACACTGTATTATGCAGAAAGCCATGTTAAAAATGGATATTATTGCTTTAATTAATGGAACCTTTACAGAATACAGTGAAAATTATTATTTAGATGTTGAAGGAGATAAAAATTATAATCCTGAAGACATAGACAAAGATAATATTATTAAATCAATTACAAATGATTATAAAGATTACGCAGAACACGGTAAATATTATAAATCATTGAAAAGGTTATTTGCTACTTTAAAAATGCAGAATATTAATGATCTTATTACTGAAAAATTAGTTAAATTATTTAATGGACAAATAGGTTTATTAAATAAACAAATAAATGAAATGTCAATAATTCAAATTATATTAGAACAAACATTCAGAAAAGTAAATTTAGAAGATGTTTATAATAATATACAAATTATAAAACAAGGTTTATCAAATGTTTTTGAAATACCATTTAAAGAACATATATTTGTTGAATTAGAAAATCTAACAAAAATTAAAAACAAAAAAATATTATATAAAAGAATTGAAAGAATGAGACTTGCTTTATTTGATATAGTGAATAGTATTGCTAAAGATTTTATGAAAAATGAAAGATTAATTTAAATGATTATTATTATAAATATTATAATATATATATATTATAATGTTTAATTTAGAACAACAAGGAGTACCAGTTGCAGTTATAAAAAATGATAATTCAAAAAAGAAACAATCACAATATATTTTTTTAGATAATAATAAAAATGATGATATAAGACATCCTTTAACACACATTAAAGCAAAAAAGAATGAGTCTTTTCAACCTATTACAAATTTTACAAGTGAAAGAACAGTAAGTTATATAACGGGGCAGAGTGGTTGTGGTAAATCTTATTTTTGTGCTAATTATATTTTAGAATATATAAAAATACATCCTAAAAGAAATATATATATATTTTCTTCTTTAACAAGTGATGACACTCTTGATAAAATTAAAAAAATAAAAAGAATTGATATTAAAAATCCAGAATTTATTGAAGAAGATATAAGTGAATTAATTGAAGAATTAAAAAATTCATTAGTTGTTTTTGATGATACTGACTGTCTTCCTGATAAAAAAATTAAGAATAAAGTTGATAGTATTTTAAATAATTGTCTTCAAATTGGTCGCCATCATTCTATTGATATATTAGTCACAAGTCATATGCCTTGTAATGGTGCATCAACCCGCATTGTATTGATGGAGGCTCATAATATTGTCTTTTTCCCTTCAAGTCTCGGGGCTCGGACATTAACTTATTTATTATATAATTATCTCGGTTTAGATAAAAAACAAATAGAAACTATTAAGAAATTAGATTCTCGGTGGGTGTGTATATGTAAATCTTATCCACAAATATTAATAACTGAAAATGAAATAATGATGGTTAAAGATATTTAAAAATCTTGTTCATCCCATGCTTCTTGCTCGGCTCTTAATTTATTAACTATTTTTTCAAAATATTGATATATTTTTTGATAATGTTTATTATTTTTATGTTTAGATAATAAGTCCTCTATTTCTTTTGCATATTCATCAAATTCATCATATGAATATTCACTCATTTCAAATGAATAATCATTTAAATATTTCTTTAATTCTGCCAGTGTTATCTTTGGATTATTTAACATTGTTTTAAATTCTTCTGAAACTTCATCAATTTCTTTTCTTGGTGGTGTATTATCTATTATAATATCTTCATATACATATTCTTTATTTTTACTATCATATACTATTTTTTTGCCTTCAATTTCAGGAGGTCTTATCTTTTTTTTTGGTATTGGTGGTATTTCAATTCCTTCTAACAAATTATATTTTTTGCCTAATTTAATTAATTTTAATAATGTTTTTCTATCTCTTTTAACTTCTAACAATAAATATTCCCATATCTTTCTTTGAATATCAATATCTTGATTATAATAAAAGTCCCACATTTTTTTATAAGATTGTGTTTTATCGCTCATTTCTATTTTTTTAATTGCCCAGTATATTTTTTCATTTTTTTTAGATATATTTCCTTTCTTATCAATATATAAATAACCCGCCCAGCTTGTTATTACATTTGCCATTCTATTATCTTTTATTATTTTATCTATTTCTTTTTCTGTAAATGGTAGTTTTGAATATTGTTCTTTCTTTTCAAATATTTTATTTAAGTTCTCAAACTTTTTTAAATCTATTTTATTCGGTTTAATAGTTTTTTTAACTATTGTCGATGGTTTAAAATATATTGTTTTATTAGTTTCTTCATCATATACGCCCCCTTGTCCTTCTGTCGATGGTTTAATTGCTTTTAAAGATTTTCTTAAAGTAGTACCTTTTATAATTGATTCTTGTAAATCTTTATTTAACAATCTTTTTACTTCTTTTATTACTTCTTCTTTTTGTGGTTCTGTTATATTATGATTTTCTATTATAATATTTTCAATTTGTTCTTCTATATTATATATACCCTTTTTTTTCTGTAATACTTGATTTTCTAGTGCTTCTTTTTTTGCTTCAAGGATATCCCTTTCTTTTTTTGCTTCTTCTTGTAAAGAAAATGTTTTTCTTAATTCAATTTGTAAATTTTTTAATTTTTCTAATATTTCAGGTGTTTTTTTATCTTCTTTCATTTTATTGATTTTTTTTATTTCAAATTGAATCCTTATAACTTCTTTTCTTAAATTCCAGTATTTTTGTTCAATTCTCATATCTTTGTCTCTTTCATCAATATACTCTTCAGGGATCTTTTTCAAACCCCACAAAAATACCTTTTTTTTAAATATTGATTCTTCAGGGGTCGCCTCTCTATATCCTTCGGGCACTGGTTGTGATTTATACCATATCTTAATTTTTTTGACTCTTTTAGGTTTTGCATCTTTTTCTGCTTTTCTTCTTGCTCTTTCTTCATCTGTTAATTTTACCCCCCTTGCTCCACCATATATATTTGTTGATTGTCCTCTATCTCCTCCTGCCATTTTTGCATATTCTCTTACAAAATTAACCTCTTTAACCATTATATATATAGTTATAGATAAATATATTTTAAATTATAAATAAGAAATTGTAATAATAAATTATAAAATATAAAAGAAAAAGTAAAAATAAAAAGAATAAATAAAAAAATAAAATATATATACTCACCTCATTTTTAAAGCCACCCTATGTGAGTAGATTTGTAGAAGGGCTTTAAAATTGAGATGAGTGATTTAAAAATATTTTTTAATTTAATCTTTTTATTTTTACTTTTTCTTTTATTAAAATAATTTAGTATAAGATAATTAAAAAATATTAAATTAATTTAAAAAATAAAATCTAATATATATATATACTTGATGGATAATAAATTATATTGTGATTCTTGTAAAATTGAAACAAAGACAGTTATTAAGATGGAAGCCCATTGTTTAACTGAAAAGCATAAAAAAATGATTGAAAAAGGATGCATTAATGAAGATATTGATTGTAAAATATGTCATTTAAATTTTAAATGTATGAGTGCTTATAATATACATATTGAAACTAAGAAACACAAAGAATTAATGAATAATAATGGTGTTAAAATAGAATATGAGTGTAAAATATGTGGTGATTTAAAATTTAAATGTCAAAAAGTATATGATAATCATATTAATACACAAAAACACAAAGAATTAATAAATAATAATGGTGTTAAAATAGAATATGAGTGTAAAATATGTGATTTAAAATTTAGATGTCAAACATCTTATAAAATTCATATTGATACTAATAAACATAAACAAAATATTTTATTTGATGATACTGGATTAAATAATTCTTGTTGTTTATATTGTGATTATAAAACTGATAATCATTCAAATTTAAAAAGACACACCGACGCCCATCATCCGAATTATCCTAAATTAAAAGGTGATAAACTTAATCAAAATATAATGAATGAAATATATTCAATTATTAAAAAAAACTATTCACGCGATTGTTCAGCATTACACAGCTTAAAAAAAAGATATGACGCCCACCACTCTGAAAAGGTTAAAACACAATATGATAAAATATATAATGAATATCTAAAAAATAAAGAAATCATTAAAAAACTTGAAAATAAATATAATCTTAGTAATAAAAATATTATTCAAATAGAAGTTGAATCAGAAGAAGAAGAAGTTGAATCAGAAGAAGAAGAAAATGAAGAAGAAAATAAAGAAGAAGATATTGAAAAAATAAGAATAAATAAACTAATTCTTATTAAAAAAAATGAAATTGAAAACTTACAAAAGGGGTTTAATGATTTAATAAATAAAGTTGAAGATATATCAAAATATAAATTTTTAATAGATGAAATAAATAAGATATTGTTTGATATTAAAATATTAGAGGGTCTTATTGTTTAATATATATATTGTCCATAGTTCCAGTCGAAGTTCCCATGCTATATGCATCATTAATTTTATCATTATTATTATCTTTATATTTAGATGTAAGATAAATCGCCCTTAATTTTGAGACTCCGATTTTTTTATTAAAAATAGTATTTAAATATCTTGTAATACTATTTATACTTTTTAAAGGTTGTCCTTTATAATCCACTAAAAAAGGTACAATAAAATTTTTATTTTTAAAATCCTTCTTTAATGGATGAAATTTCATATAAATATATAATATATCAACTAATTCAGAATTAATATTTATAATTTGTGTATCATAATGCTTATTAGTTTTATAATTATTAAAATAAAATTTATCATCACTTATATCAACATAATTTTTATTATTATCTAAATTAGGAGTATATTTCTTTATTATATATGCTTCTTGATAATCCATATTACGGCGAGGGGCTTGTAAATAATAACACCCTAATAATATAAGATTGAA